CCAAGCTCAGGCAGTCAGGGCAGCGGTGGTCGTGTTGAGGTAACTAATCAAGGGAAGATCTTCAGTGACTTATCTGGTGGCATTGTAGACGGTGAGAGGCAAGGCTTCTCTGGTCGCAGTGCTGACCCTCATGAGGCATTCTTCAGAGGGAGATAATCATGGGATTCAGAATGTCCTTTGAGATTGAAGGGGACAAGCAGATCTCAGCAGAACTGGGCATTGCCATTGGCAAGCTACAGGACTTCTCAGAGCCTATGGCTGAAGCAGCTGAGGTGATGATGAATGCTGTTGATGATAACTTTGACAAGCGTGGTGGACGCTTTGGCGGTTGGGACCCACGCAAAGACAACCTGCCTCACCCACTACTTGAGAAGACCGGGCAGATGAGGAAGGACTTCTACACAGAGTCAACCTCAGACTATGCAATGGTTGCAAACAGCTCAGACTACTTTGGGTATCATCAGAGCAATCAGCCACGCACAAAACTTCCAAGACGTGTGATGCTTATGATTGATGCTAGAATGAGAGATGAGATATTCAAGATATTCCAACTTTATATAGTAACCGCCTTGAGGCAAGGGAAGGGAGATTGACATGGCAGCAGAGACACAATACATTGATCCGATTGCAACCAAACTCATTGAGAAGTTTGAACAGTACGGATTCAAAGAGCTGAAGGGCAAGTACTACTATGGCACCCCGATGATCATTGCTCAGAACCAACTCAACTTCCCGGCAGTCTGCATCAGTGGTGGCGTTGATAGTGGCACGGAGACTGAATCAAACAGCCATGACCGCTCACGCATCCGGTATCAGATCACCATCATGATTGATATGAAGAAGGAATGGTTGACCGGCAAGAACCGTGTTGGTCCAGAGATGCAATTGCACAAGTACCTCATTGGTCGTGATGCAAACTTTGATATGCTGCCCGGATCTTTGGAGTATGTTTGCCGGAGACACAACGTCCTTGATGGTGAGAAGCGTCTATACATTGATCTTGGTCGTGAGACCCGTGCTCAGATCCGTCCAAACATTGAGGGGCGTGGTCGTGGCATGCTGCTGTATGAAGGCACCCTGTCAATTGACATCGTACACAATGAAATCAAGCCTGCTCTCAAAGCATAAGGTTGTTGTTGTATGATATTTATAGGTATAATATAGAAGAAGGAGAAGTCACATGGCTATTGAATCAGACAAAACAGAGGTACACACGGCTGATAAGCTCAAGCCGGTTGCCACAGAAGATCAAAAAACTGCAGAATTGCAAGGCTATTCTGTGAACATTGAGGGTATTATCTACTCAGTCAAGGCATCAAGTGCTGAGGAAGCTGGTGAAAAAGCCAAAGAGCTACATAATAAAACGAAAGGGAACAAGTCATGAGCGATGTTATAGGTGCACTGGTATCAATTGGTTACGGTAAGGAGACCACACGGGGAACAGCTGTTGCTCCTACCCGTTGGATTGGGAAGTATGAGCTGAACTTCACACCAAAGTCAGACAAGATTATGAATGAATCAGCATACAACCACCTGTCAAAGAACAGTGGTATTGCCACAATCCGCAAGTATGGTGAAGGTGAATTGACTGCAAAGATCTTTGACAAAGCCATTGGTGACTTCATGCGTATGGTCACAGGTCAGGCTGCAGTGAGCACAGCGGTCCCATCACAGTCCGGTGCTTATGATCACGCCTTCAGCTTGCTCAACACAAACAGTCACCCATCATACACGATTGCTATCACTGAAGGTGACATCTCTGACCGCCGGTACCCCGGTGCTATGCTCAACACGCTCTCTCTTGAGTTTGCTGTTGATGACTATGCAAAGATGACTGCAGGCTTCCTCTCTGAAGAAGGTGCAACTGCAAGCAACACTGCTGCATACACGCAAGAGAATGAGTTCATCCCATCACATGCAAGCCTCAAAGTAGTTGCAAAGGGCGGTGATCTTGATGCTGCAACTGTAGTGGCTGACGTGAAGTCTGCATCACTAGAGTTCAACAAGAACCTGATCCGCAAGGAATCATTGGGCAACAAGAAGATTGACCCACGCAACGGACGCTTTGAAGTGACCGGTGAGATTGAGATGTACTACAACTCAACAACCTTCCGTACATACTGGGAGAATGACACAGAGCTTGCTCTCCGTCTGAAGATTGAGAACACTGATGTGACCATTGGCTCAAGCACTCACCCTGCAATCACCATTGACCTTCCATTCATGATGATTGAGAGTTGGGAACCTGACTATGGCAATGATGACTTGGTGCCACAAACACTGAGCGTTCATGGCTTATACGATGCAACCACCGGTGACTTCATTGACATCACAGTCAGGAACACTGAAGCCACTTATGCATAAGATGTGGTACAATAAAAACTGCTAATAACGTAAGGAGACCAATGTCATGGCAGACAACACACAAGCCCCTGAGACACGGGCAACAGTAGAATACAAACTCAAGAGTGGCAATCACACTGTCACTCTCAAAGAGTACCTGACCGGGCGTGAAAAACGTGCAGTCAAGAATGCTCTGTGGACCGGCAAGTCCATGAAGATCAAAGACGGCAAGGGTGAATCAGATCCCGTGCCTATGGAAGACATTGATGCTTCAACCAACAAGACCATTGAGCTGATGGTTGTTGCTATTGATGGCAAGAGTGAGAACATCCTTGATCGTGTCCTTGATATGAGGGACCGTGACTATGATGACATTCTTGAGAAGATTGAAGAACTGACAGGACCCATTGACGATTCAAAAAAAGAAGCTGGTCCAAAGAATACTCAAAGCTAGTTGAACCGGGGAAGTTCCCCAAACCACCTAGTCAAGAAGTGTTCCTTGCGGTGATTGCAGCAGGCACCGGTTGGACCTATGAAGAGATTGATGAACAACCTGACTGGTTCAGAGACCTTGTGTATGTCATAATAATGACAGATAAACAGAAGCTGTTTGGCAAGCTAGAAGGGATCATCAAACTGTGGAGCAAAAAACACTAAGCATTGTAGCAAGAGCAAAGGATGAAGCCTCAGCAGAACTGAGGAAGGTCCAAGATGCTGTTGACAAAACCGCCTCTCAAGTGGGCGGTGCTACAAGTGGCTTTGATAAGTTTGGCTCCATGATGGACAAAGCTGGTGAGAAGATGGTGAGTGCCGGGAAGACAATGAGCGTGGGTGTGACCCTGCCCATTGTCGCTCTCGGTGCTGCCACGATCAACTCACTCATGCACGTTGAGGCTCTTGGTGCACAGACAGATGCTGTGCTGAAGTCCACTGGCAATGCTGCAAACACTACCAGAGGACAAGTTGAAGAGATGGCTGACAGCCTTGAGAAGCTGACAGGCGTTGAGGCTGAAGCAGTTCAGTCCGGTGCAAACATGCTTCTCACATTTACCAACATCAAAAATGGTGTTGGTGCTGGCAACGATGTCTTCAATCAGGCAAACAAGACCTTGCTTGATATGGCAACCGCCATGAACAATGGTGTGGTCCCATCAGAGGAAGCAATGAAGGCTCAGGCAATCCAACTGGGCAAGGCTTTGAATGATCCGATCAAGGGAGTCACGGCTCTCTCAAAGGTTGGTGTGACATTCACCGATCAGCAGCGTGAACAGATCAAGACAATGGTTGAAGCTGGTGACACTATGGGTGCACAGAAGATGATCCTTGCAGAGTTGAACAAAGAGTTTGGTGGATCTGCAGAATCATTTGGAGCCACCACTGCAGGTAAGGTTGCGAAGCTGAAGAATGAGTTTGGCAATGTGGCAGAGACGCTCATGGTGAACGTCATGCCTGCAGTGAACTCACTGATTGCTACACTCTCAAGCCTTATGGAGAAGTTCCAAGCGTTGTCACCTGAACAACAGAAGCTCATTGGAATTGGTGTGGCAGCAGCTGCAGCAGTTGGTCCGGTGCTGATAATCATTGGCAAGATGGCTCAGGGAGTACAGGCAATCATCAAAGTTGTGCAGTTCTTGGGAAACTCATGGGTCATGACTGGCATCAAAGCAGTGGCTGCAGGTATCAAGACCGGTGCAGTGTGGCTGGCAAACATGGCAAAGATAGCTGCTCAGGCAGTCGCAGCAGGCATCAGGATCGCTGCACAGTGGGCATTGACTGGATTGACCATGATTGGCGGTGCAATCGCAGCAGGGGCAGCGTATGTGGCTGCAGGACTAGCAGCTGCAGCTGCATGGATCGCAGCCAATGCAGCCATGCTCTTGGGAATTGGACTGATAATCGCAGCCGTTGCAGGCTTTGTCTTCCTAGTTGTGAAGAACTGGGACACCATAAAGGCTGCAGCAGGAGCTGTTTGGGAGTGGATCAAGACCGCTGCAGTGGCAGTGTTTGATGCAATCAAGACGGCAATCATGTTCTACATCAACATCTATGTGACCGCCTTCCAACTTATCTGGAAGGGTGCTCAACTGGTATGGGAAGGGATCAAGATTGCTGCTGAGTGGGTATTCAACGTGATCAAGGGAGTCATTGAGTTCTACATCAACGCATACATTGCAATATTCAACTGGATCAAGGATGCAGCGGTGGCTGTATGGAACGCAATTGGAGACGCTCTGAAGTGGGTCTGGAACAATGTGGTGAGTCCGGTCATCAACTTCTTTGTGAATGGATTCAATAACCTCTGGAACACAGTGGTGAGTGTCTTCAACAACGTCAAGAACTTTGTGACCAACACCTTCAATACCATCAAGGATGCGGTGGGCAATGTCTTCAGTGGCATTGGTGGAGCAATCACATCTCCATTCAAGGCTGCCTTCAATGCAGTGGCTGGATTCTGGAACAACACGATTGGCAAGCTATCATTCAAGGCTCCTGACTGGGTGCCGGGGATTGGTGGCAAAGGCTTTGAGATGCCGAAGCTCCCGATGCTTGCAACTGGTGGTATTGTCACCGGTCCTACTACAGCAATCATTGGTGAAGGTCGTGAGCCTGAAGCCGTGCTGCCACTCAGCAAACTGGACAGCATGCTCAACGGAGAAGGCAAGTCAGATCCTCAGCCGGTACAGATAAAGGTTGAGGTCAACATCAACGGCAATGTCATTGGTGATGAGTCTTCACTTGCGAAGCTGGCAATCACTATTGGTCAGAAGCTGGAGCAACAGCTCAAAGCTCAAGGAACAAACAACGTGAATCTATTGAGGGTAACATCATGATACTAGTCAACGGGGCACCGGTACCGGACCCACAAGGGTACCAAGACAACTATGATCAGTTCTTCACTGACAACATCTCGCTTGCCGGGAACCGTCAGAGGAACCGCCGTGCCAAAAAGAAGTGGGCAATGATGAAGTGGACCATGCTTGAGCCGTCTGAGTTTCAGGCTCTGATGACGTTATTCAATGACGGTGATGCAGTAACATTCAGCAACAGTGATTCTTCCTTTGGGAGCTTTGCCTTCACTGGCATTCCCGATCTCCCACTAGAAGCACCTGAGTACTATGGTGGCGGTACATTCATGAGGGATCTGACAGTCACACTGAGAGAGGTATGACATGAGTCAGACAGTATCTCCTGAGTTCACCGCTGCAGCAATCGCTCCCGTCAATGATGTCACCTTTGGCTTCCTTGTTGGGTGGCTGAAGGACTATGATGCAGCAGCAACATTCTTCACCATAGGCACATCAATGATTGAGGGTCCTGACTTCTTGAAGGGTGCCGGTGCAGATGTCACCTTCTTTGACAAGTACACCTATGAGGACGAGTCCGGTCAGGTCAATGACATATCAGTCAACCGGATGAGCAGCGTGAAGTCCTATGGAGTGTTCTCAGCACAGGCAGATGTTGAGCTGGACAACATCAGCAAGCGGTATCTGCCCGGCTTTGATCCTACCATTGGAGCGTTTGTGAACAAGAACCGGAGACCGGTGAAGATCTCAGCAGGCTTTGATGGTGAGAACGTGCAGCAATTTGTGGGCTTCTCAGACCGTCCAAAAGGCTCTCTGATGAGTCAGAAGCTGAACATGCATGCATTTGACGTGATGGAATACTTCAGCACTGTGGAGCCTGTCACGAAGCGTTATGAAGGGTACTACTTTCATGAGATCATTGAGGACATATTGCTTGAGCTTGGATTCTCTAGTGCTCAGTTCAACATTGAGAACTCATTGCAGGAAGCTCCCGGCTTCATCACCCTCAGTGGATTGACAGTCAAGCAGGTCTTTGATCGTATCTGTGAGTCAGAGCAGGCAGTGATGTTTGCTGATGAGCACGGTGTCATTCAGTTCTGGAACCGCATGCACTTTGTTGGGACCGCTGTTGGTGCCACGCTGCAGGAGTATGACTACACAAACATGACTGACGTTGAGTGGTCAGACACACCTGTCACGAACTGGATCAGGGTCAAAGCAAAGCCCCGTGCCGTTGCTCAGATGCAGCCGGTATTCCAATTGGCAAACTCTGTGGAGATCCCCGGCGGTCAGAGCGTGACAATCAGTACACCGTTTGAAGATGAAGACGGTGCTCTTGATGTTACCTCTATAATGGACCCGGTATACATCACTGATCGTGATGATCTAAACCGTTCATTCTATGAGACCAACGCAAACCAAGACGGCACTGGTGCCACCTATGATGGGTATATATCACTGACCTCTGTGTCACTGGTTGGATCAGTTGCGTTCCTAGTCTTCAGCAACATTGGTCCATCCTCTGTATACATCACCGGGCTTGAGCTTCACGGTACACCGGCAAAGGTGACTGACCGCATTGAGGTTGAATACAAGGATGAGGACAGCATTGAGAAGTATGGCATCAATCCTGAGAGCAATGCAGGCAAGCCCATTGACATTGAGAATGACTGGATTCAGGATGAAGCAACTGCCCTTGCACTAGCACGGGAGCCAGTCCTTCTCTATGCAGACCCTGAGCAGCAGGTTGCAGGGACCGTGTTTGGCAATCCTGCCCGGCAATATGGTGACGTTGTGGACGTGATGATCAATGACATTGAGGTGTCACACCGTCCGGCAATGGTAGTTGGAACTGAGCTGAAGATGAACATGGGCAAGATCCTCTCACAGAAGATTGTCTTTGAGTACCGTGACAATCTGCTCTCTCAGTACTTCACAATCAACACATCATCAATTGGCGGTGCTCACGTCATCGCACCATAACTGGTATACTAAAAAGGAAGGAGATCTTATGGAGACCAAAGATAGAAGCAAACAAGCACAACAGATAATCACAGACCGCCTCTCTCAGTATTTTACTGAAGAGCAATTGTCATACCTTGATGACATGAGCATTGAAGTGCTCAATGACTACTTCAGCAACGCTGAGCTGAGGGACCTGAAGGAAGCAACGCCTGCAGTTCTCAAGGCGTTCATTGATCGCAACAACGGCAATGAAGTCAAGAGGCGTTTGACCCACATCACTGAAGATGAATATGAATCTGGTGAGTTGATGGACTGGTACAAAGACAACTGCACAGACGTTGAAGAGGTTGTTGATACACTCACAGGTGTCGTCATTGCTCTTGAAGTCAAGCACAAGACACTGAAGAACAGCACCAAAGTGCACTGGGATGGTCGCTTCATCATTGCCATTGGAGATAGGCTGGCAGCAACACGCACTCGGCTTGATGGTGTGATTGGTTATCAGTCAGCACTGCAGGTTGAGAATCCTGACTTTGTTGATGCATGGTCAAAGTTCTATGCAGAGCGTGAGAAGAAGCTGGCAGCATACCGCAAGAAGGTTGACAAGGCAAAGGATGACTACAAAGATGCATTTGAAGAAGCTGAGAAAGTATTCAGTCAGGAAGTTGAGAGGTACAATAAGGAGTTCGTTGTATATGAGTCGTACCTTGTATCAATTCAGGGATCAAAAGACAACATTAAAAATGATGTTGTAGAGAAACCAATATATCCAGTATTTGAGCATCCTGAGTATTTTTCACCGGGAGAGTTCATTGAGCCGGAGCGTCCTGACATTCCTCAGTTCCTGCCACCACTAGACACACGATGGTCCGATGTTGAGACTGAAGTCATCCCTGAAGATCATGTGATGTCAAGCATAAGCAACTCTGATATACTAAACGTAAAGAGACACATTGAATCAACAGGGTACAAAAAGCCCGTGACCAAAGTCAAAGGTGGCTACAAGGTTGATCAATTTATTCTCAGGAAGGTTCAATAACTATGTCATATTCAGCAGACTCATTCACCGCAGGGGAAGTACCAACCACAGCAAAATGGAATAAGCTGTGGAGCAATGATGCAGACTTTGATACACGGGTATCTCAAGCTGCTCCAGTTGGTGTCATCAATCCTTATGGTGGATCAACAGCACCAACAGGATGGCTGATCTGTGACGGATCTGCCGTATCACGCACAACCTATGCTGCACTATTTGCGATTCTTGGCACCACATATGGTGCCGGTAACGGATCAACAACCTTCAATCTTCCTGATCTGAGAGGGAAGATTCCTGTTGGTCGTGACTCTGGTCAGACAGAGTTTGATGTTCTTGGTGAGACAGGTGGTGCAAAGACTCACACGCTAACAACAACTGAGATGCCGGTGCATAACCATACTAGTTCAAGCGTAGACTTTTGGCTATCAAATACATGGGCTGGTGGAGTTGATAAACCATTGGCATATGGTAAGGCAAGTGGCTCAACTATATCATTCAATACCGGGAACGCTGGATCTGGTGGTGCCCATAATAACCTTCAGCCATATCAGGTGATCAACTACATAGTGAAGATATAGGGGGGACCAAGCATGGCAGTCACCTCAAGTGCAAGCAAGGGCAAGAAGATGACCACCGTGAAGGATGGTCAGGTTAGACTTGAGCTGGACAACAACCGCTTCCTAGTTGCTGATGAAGATGGTTTGGTCCGGATGATCATTGGTGTCCTGCCTGATGGTACGATTGGAATCGTTATCAGCAAGGAAGGGATCAATGTATTAGATGTCTTCAATTGATCCACAAGCAGTCAGGAACCTCATGTCATTCATGAGTCAGTTCCCTATTGATAAGGTGCTCTATGAACAGGTTGAGACACCGATCTCTCACACGGTTGCTGCAGCAACATTCTCAGATGGGATCTATTTGCCAAAGACTGACATCCTGACCATTGTCAATCCGGTGGGCAAGAAGTGCTTCATCAATATGGTGTGGTCCATTGATGGTGTGAACTACTACATTCAAAAGCCGATCCTCTATAATCCCGGCAATCCGGTCCCGGTGGGCAAGGTTGGTGCAACGGTAGGATGCAGCATCAGTGACACAGAGATCAAGTTTTACTTTACCCACTATCTTGGAGTGTCAGTGAACTTCAGGATTAAGTATGTACTGGACAATATACTATGAACATCAACGGACAAACACTCTTCAGGTCAGACAAGAACTACATGAAGCGTGACCCCTCAAGCGGTCAGACGGTCATGCTTGGTCCCAACGTGTCTCAGTACTTTGGCAACTTCTACATCAGAGAGCACATAGTGACTCATGGTCTTGGGTATGTTCCATTCTTCAGAGCGTTCTATGAGCCATATCAGGACGGTGTTTTGTACGCGATCATCCATGATACTGACTATGTATTGAGCACACCAATCAATGACTTTGTGAACTTCCTTGATGCAGCACCAACGCTCATGGCTGAGGCTGATGAGACCACTCTCAAGTTCACACTGCACTTCCCAAACAACAGCCTTGCTGCTGCTTCATTCCCTGTATACTGGGTGATATATAAAGACTTTGGATTGGTGGCTTGAGATGATTGACATTGACAAAGTGCTGCTGCACTCATCCTATAACGCATTCAAGAACAACGGTGTGCACCGGGCAAACCTCGCACTGCCTGCTTCACATACAAGCGGAGTCGCACAATCTGTTGAGCAGACCTTCACGCTTGATGAGACCACTGACTTTGCACAGCTCTTGGTATATGCAACTGATTATGCAAAATACTTCAGGTATCTGGACAGTCAGTACCATGACAGCTGGATGCAGGTTGAGCAGTCATATGACTATCTAGTGTTCAATAATCCATTGACATCACTGTACTACTTCACGCTAAACTATAAGATAGTGGGCAATCAAGTGACGGTTGTTCTCACCATTCCTGCCTTCTTCCCAACCATCAACTTCACGCCGGGCAAGGTCGTGCCCATTGCGTTTGTGGAGTACACACTGGCAAACTAAAGTCAAGGGGTTGCATCATGCATAAGCGTCATAATACAATTAAAAGTATGCAGGAAAACCAAACAATTGAATCACAGAATGTGACGATCAAGTTGCTAGTGGAGAACGCTCTTCTTGAACAGGAAAAAAGACTGACCTCAGACTTCCGCAAAGAGATGGAGCACCACAGTGAGAAGATCGCACGGACTGTTGCAGATCAATCCCGGACCTACTCTCAAGCATTGATTGACAATGCCAAAGACATTGCCACGCTCAATGAAAAAATCAAGACCATGAAGACCACAATGATCACCGTTGGTGCAGCCTGTGGTACTCTTGGTGGATTTGTCGGATTCATTGCAGCACTGATCATCAAGGGATGATGCTTGTGCTATACTGGAGCCATAGGAAGGAGACCATATGACACCAAAGCAAAAGACAGACGCATTTGTTGCACAGTACAACAACACTCACATTGATGAGGATGGGTACTATGGTGCACAATGTTGGGACGTTGTGGCAAGGTATGCCCGTGAGAAGTACGGATGCCCGTCATTCCCAACAGTAACCGGTGGAGCAGCTGGACTGTTCACCAATACTCACGGCACTATACTCCAGTATTTTGACCGTGTAGCAAACAATCCAAACGATGCCAATCAGATCCCACCTGACGGTGCAATAATTGTTTGGAGCACACAATGGTCATCACCATATGGTCACACTGCACTCAAGGTCAGTGGTGGTGTTGGTCAGAATATGACCGTGTTTGAGCAGAACGGGAACAATCCCGGTGGGAATGCATATACTAAATCAAGGAACTATTCCGGCGTGATTGGCTGGTTGGTCCCGAAGAATCAAGGAGCTACTATGAGCACAACAGATCTATCAATAGCAAGGATTCTAGCACATGGAATCTTGGGAAGGCTCAATGCACACAGCGGTGCATTTGATCAAGACCTAAATCAATACCATGTTGGAAGAGAAACAAACGCAAAAATACATGAGTTCTTCAACTCAGCTGAGGGTACTCAATGGCGTGATGTCACATTGCCACGACTGCAGTCACAAGCTGCTCAGGCAGGCACACTTGGTCAACAGCTCAGTGAAGCAAACGGCACCATTCAAAAAATGAATACACAGATTGCTGAGCTTGCAAAACGTCCAACACAGTCACAGCTTGATGAGCTGAAGAAGACTGCAGAGGATGCAGTCAAGAAGGCAATGGATGCTCAGGTTGAACTTGAGAAGATCGCTGCAGCACAGGCTGAAGCACAACGTGCAGGCAACGCATTCACACGCTGGATCGGTGAGATAATCAACAAAATAGCAGGAGCAAAGGGGTAGTATCATGGCATCAACAGTCAACAAAGCAAAAGCAACCGGCATCAAGGATGGTCTATTGACCGTCATGTTCACGGTGCTCTCATACGCAGGAGTTGAGCTTCTGACGTATCTGCTCACATTGCTTCCATTCTTGGACACATATCAGGCAGGCAAGTATGCATTCTTGCAGGTCCCACTGGCACTCATTGGTGGAGCAATCCTCAAGGGTATTGACCGCAAGAAGCATGAGGACCCAACAGACCCGGCAACGGGCATTGTCAGTTTGTAGAACAAACATGATGATCAAAGAAAAAAGCCCGGTGTAGTGCCGGGCTTTTTGATTGCCTTTGGTAAGGAGTACGCTGATCGTGCAGATCTATTCTTCCCTATGTAGTACGGATGCTCAGCGAACTGTCGTCATCTGTACATTATCTATAATAGCACAGTGTGTACTATTTGTCAATACTTTTATTCATCCACCTCTGTCAAGGCTCTGTTGATTGCAGGCTGCAGCCGTCTCATCTTTGTCTTGCTTGGGTGAATGATCCCCTTGTTGATAGCCTCAACAACAGCAAGAGCCATGATTGTCTCATCCGGCACGTCCGGTGGATCTGTCACTTCATGCTCTATATTGTGGATGTTCCGGCATCTCCGGTCCTTATTCTCAGGCAATTCCCTGAAGGTAGTGGCAAGAGATCCCAATGCACGGTAGGTTGCAGCAGGATGGTACCTGTGATGCACGTCTTCAAAGCAGCCGATTGTCTCACGGAGTGGACACGGCACTTCAGGATCACATGCTATACGTTCAAGACCGGGACCGTTTGACATACGGCTTCACCTTTGGCTTCACATTGTAGTTAACATCACACTCAGACGCTCTCTCAATTCTCAAGATACGGCACCGCTTCCCGTCAATGATGCAAGTCTCCCCGGTTGGGACAAGGATCAGCGGTGGAATCCTTGATGGTGGCATGCTATAGACTTGCTTCTTCCCTGCCATATTCCACCCCTAGATTCCGTTCTCAATTCCGTCTTTGTTTTGTTGTCTCATGACTGCAGTATATCATAAGCGTGTTGTGTTATATACTAGTAGGAGAAGCATTGAGAACTTAACACAATAAAGGTATTATGATATTATGAACAATCTTGAAATCATCAGAGGTGACACGGTAGATCTAGCACTAGACTTTGGCACAAGCATTGAAAATGCTGTTGTGTTCTTTACTGCAAAGACCAATCTCACTGACACTGATGATGACGCTGTTCTCAAGACTGAAGTTGACACACACGATGATGCAGCAAACGGTCTGACCACTGTCAGGTTTGATGCTGCAGACACGGACGCTCTTGAGCCGGGCACATACTTTTATGATATACAGGTGAAATATAGTGATGGGGCTGTGGAGTCTTGGAAGCATTCAAAGATGGTGGTCATCGCTGATGTTACCAGAAGGACTGCATAGTCATGTCACAGCACAACATCAAACTAATCAAGGACAATCAGCGTGTCATTGTCAAGCGTGAACAGACAACGCTGAACATCCGCAAGAGACAGGTCAATCTCCGTGTTGAGCGTCTTGGTTTGCGTGGTCCAAAGGGTGATCCCGGAAGTGTTGATGCTGTAGTTGCCGGAACCAATGTGGTCATTGACAATACTGATCCAACTCAGCCGGTCATATCTGTTCCTACTGGTGGCATAGGTCCTCAAGGACCGCAAGGCATTCAAGGACCTGCCGGTGCAACAGGTCCACAGGGACCAAAGGGAGACACGGGAGATCAAGGACCACAAGGCTTGCCCGGTGCAGATGGTGCTGATGGAGCACCCGGAGCTACTGGAGCAACGGGAGCACAGGGACCTGCCGGAGCCACTGGACCTCAAGGTCCTGATGGTCCAAAGGGAGATACTGGAGACACTGGACCTCAAGGTCCGGCTGGTGCTACTGGAGCAACAGGTGCAACTGGTCCTGCCGGTCCACAGGGTGATCCGGGTCCTGCTGGAGCAGATGGTGCTCAAGGACCGCAAGGCATACAGGGACCACAGGGTATTCAGGGTGCAACTGGAGCTACCGGAGCACAGGGACCTCAAGGTGACACTGGTCCTCAAGGTCCAACGGGACCTGCCGGTCCTGCAGGTGCTGACGGGGTTGTTGACTATAGCAAAGTAATTGCCCTCGCAGTGGCACTATAAGGAGAAGATATGAAGAAGCTGATCAAAAACTATGCATTCAACGCAGCAGCAAAGACGGTCACATTCAGTGACTACACGACAATTGAGCATGAAGGAATATTGCTGATCACCAACGTGGTTGATGGGGCATTGCTCTATAACTTTGCAGATCCTGCACTTGGTGGGACTGTCGCTGGTAACGTGCTGACACTTGAGTTTGACAGCTCAGCCATGTCAGACACTGATGGATTGATGGTCTACTATGATGATGCTGAAGTACTTCCTGCAACCATTGATAGTATTGAGACGCTTCAGTCATACATTCAGGAGATTCAAAACCTTGCACAGCAGATCTCATTCCTCAGCACTGTGAGGGGTATTGCTTCAGATCTCCGTGTCACACTGCTCAGCGGTACGCTCAGCACACTCTCAACCGTGACTACTGTGACAACCGTCACAACTGTTGCTACAGTCACAAACCTTGCAAACATTGGTGGTTATTCTTCAACACCTATGATGCAGAATATGCAGAATCAGACAGCTGTTCAATCTAATATCAACAATGTTATAGTTTCATAAGGAGAACCACTATGCCTACAACCAACAAAAATACACCGCTACTGCACCGCAAGGAGTTCCAGTTGATGACTCCTGCCCCTTCAGCAACCGTTGCTGGAGCCTTTGTGATTGCACCTGATAGTGGCAACTTCAACAATGCACTCTATGTCCTATCTGCAACAGCTCACTACCTGTATAACCACGATGAAGACTCATACATTCAGATCCCTTCAGGTGCCCTTGCTGGTACGTTTGGAGCAGGAGCCTGTGGTGTATTCCATCCCTGGTCAATCAACTTCACAGCAAACGGTGGATCAACTACAAGCGTGACTGTGGCTGCCGGTACTCACAACATCACAGGACGTGCTGTCGGTCATACCATTGAGTTCCTATCAGCAGGATCTTCAAGTGGCTTCAGGACAACTGTGGCAAGCATTCTCAACAATGCTGGTGCTGGTACGATCACGCTCAACCTGACTGACGCTGCACCTGCAGCAATCGCAAACGCTCACACATTCAGGATCAACACCGGACGCTTCTATATCATGAACGCTGGAACAATTACAGCCGGTATCTTCAAGGTGTTTGACGTTGCAACTATGGCATGGCAGGCAAACTTGGGGACAACCAACCTTCCTGCAACATGGGGTACTGATGGCAAGCTGGTTGTTGCCTACAACTTTGGTGAGTCATACGCAACAGGAACAGCAACTGCAGGCGGTGCTTCAACGCTCACAAACTCAGGCAAAGCATGGACCACAAACCAATGGACCAACTTCCAGATCCGCATC